GGGTATTATTAGCAAAGAAACTAAATGATGTATTGTTTGTTACTGTAGCAACTGTCCATGAACCATTAGGAGCAAACCCGCCACCGCCGGTTGCAAGTACTAATGCAATTTCGTTACCAATTAGCAATCCATGCGGTATTGCAGTTGATACATCAATTATATTTCCTCTGAATGCAATATTGGCCATGGTAATTATAACATTACTATAAATGTTGCCATAGAATGCTGCAGTAACATTTGATGTAAATAGATTTGCAGCAGTGCCAGTATACTGAACCTTGCCGGTATACTGTACAAGGTTTGCTGCTAAGTTTGAATATTCTGCAATATACACCCCATCCGCGCCTGCAAATGTTGTATCTTGAATAAAGAATGGAGAACCTTGAACAGGAGGAATAGATGGGAACGTGTTAGCAATAAATGATCTGGTATTTGGTCCTGCTGAATACACATTAGAAATATTCATTGGACGCGTTACATCATAAAAGGCAAACGGTCTATTATTTACCATGGCCAATGTTTCCCACTTTGTCGATTGAGTACCATATTCAAAGTCGGTATCAATTAACGCTTGAGGACTAGATGTTCTAAACTTGTTAACAGGATCTGTGTATTCCTGAGAAGGTTGGAACGATTCGTTAGTCTCTTCAACAATAATACTAATCTTATCAGTTGAGGACATTGATCCTGTTGCGTAATTTAACAAGATCGTTGTTGTTACTTGACCAGTTGTTACGTTTGCACTTGTTGTATAACTTGCGGCACCAAGAGCAGGATCGCTGAAGTTGTATAAAACAGTTCCGCGTGTCACGTTGGTAATTAACAGCAACTGTTCTTGACGAACCAATTTGTTGTCAATCGTTATTGTTTTTGTTGCTGGGTTGAAAGTATAACTTTCTGCGATTATATGCTTTGCCATTGTCTTAATCTCCTAATGCGATAGTGCTGGCGGAATATGGATATTTTCTTACTTGGGGAGTTGGATTTGCGCCAATTACAGTGGTAACTGCGTAATCTCCTACATCGGGTGCATTATATATCGTTACATTACTTCCTCTTACTCGAAACCCTTTGTGTGAGTCATACTCTGTAAACCAAGGATACCTTTGTTCTTTAACATAAGGAGACAAAACTTGCCTGCCCATGATAATTTGTAAATTTTTTGAATCTGCTATAGTATTTATATAGTCTTGATCCAACTTTAATTGAAATACGCATCTTAGCCCATCAAATTCTGGGCTAATATCGTCGCATACTGTAGGGTATGTTACGTTTACTTGCGATGGTATATTAATTCTACGGGTTGACATCTGTTACCTTTTTTATTATTTATTAGGGTGAAATACTGTCGGCTTGCATGCCAAATGCCGTAATACTTACATTAGATGAATAAGTATTTGCTGAAAGTATGTCGCCTGGGCCTAACGTAATACCAATAGTGTAAGGAATAGTATCATTTGCAGGCAAACTTGCGTTATATACTATATAATGTTGTGTAACTAACGTATTTCCTTTGGGTTGAACTGCAAGGCTAAACGTTGTATTTGCCGAACTTTGATTGCAAATTGCGACTGTACTGATAACAGCATTATAATACGAAGGTACTACATATACGTTGGTTAACGTATTTGATGCTGGATTTATCTGTCCTAAAACTTTGTATGTTGTTGCCATTTTTATTGTTTAATAAATGCTGTTGTAGGGGGTGTAAAATTTGCACTATATCTAGCATAGCCTTTGGTTATACGAAAATCTTGGATATACCCCATAAATTGGCTAGTACCATCATTTTGTCTGCCTATATAAAGAAGGCCACTGCTTCCTACATAATTTGAGGTATCGGCTACTGCAGTACCAAGTTGCACGCCATTAATATAAAAATATCCATTTCCCCCATATCTAGAATATGCAATGTGCGTCCATGCATTTATAGGTATTGTAACTGTTGTACTAGAACCATGATTTGCAAATCCGGTAGAATTCCCAGCGTTAAAGTAAATAGTGCTGGCTGATCCCACAGTAAAATATAAGCTCCAATTTCCATCAGCAGTTGAATAATTATAATTAGATGATACTAATGTAACTCCCCGTGCAGCTGTTGGATAAATCCATGCTTCTACAGTAAAACTTCCTGTCCCTAAAGCAAATACATCATTGCCAAGAGTAGTTAAATAATCACCTGTGCCATCAAAGTATATGCTACTACCAGTACTTGTTCGGAAAGGATTAAATTCCGTTATCTGCGTTTCACCATTTATAGTAATAGTAAAATTATTTGTAGAATTATCTTTAAATCGATTATTTTGGCAGGTCAATAGTGTTGTACCTGTTATTGCAGTTAATGGTGCAGTTGGCACTGTTAATGTTGTTAATGTTGGGTCATAAAACGCAGTGCCGTTTGAAACTCGCATATCTTTAATATAACCTGGAAAATATCCATAATAATTAATTCCAGTATCTCCAGCAATATAGACAGTACCATTAGATGCCCAAGAACCAGAAATTGTTCCTGTTGCTACTCTAACACCGTTTAAAAATATAGATTGTACATTAGATCCGTTTCGTACAACTCCTATATGATGCCATTGACTTGTTGGAATAGTTAATCCTGTTGCAAGCTGTTGCGTAGGGCCGCCACCCCCATATGCGGATACAGAAATTTGAGTCGGGGTAGTTACTGAAGATGATGCACTCAGAAGTGAGAATTCAAAACCACCTGTTCCCTGTGCGTCTATAAATCTTCCTACATAGTTATTACCACCGGCAAGATACGTTAAGTTTCCAGGCAAATAAAACCAACATTCTACAGTATATGCTGCTGAGAAATTTACAATAGCAGCAGATGAAATTGTTAAATAGTCTCCACTGCCATCAAAATAATTACTATAATAAAGTTCCCCGGCATATGCAGTTCTAGGTACTATTTTTACATCACCCACAGTTTCAAAATTGTTAAGCATTGTAGAATCATAAATTCCGGCTTCCGCAAAATTTAACAATAAATTTGTATTGCCGCCAGAAAATGTGGTGTTAACATTTGCAGTACTTGTATATAAAGTTGGATTCCCGTTTGCTGTTAATGGTGCAGTTGGCGGTGTAAAATTACCAGTATATACTGCAGTGCCCCTAACAATTCGTAAATCACTTTGATATCCATTCCAAGGTGTTCTGCCAGGATAAGCTTGTCCGATATAGAGTGCTTCAGCGCCACCGTCAAGATTAATTGATCCATTATACACTGTTGTTCCTATACCATTAATATATCCAGTTATTGTTGAACCTGAACGAACTAACGCAATATGATTCCACGTATTTAATTTTAATGCTGCACCCATTGCAACATCAGAAATACTTGGATATTGATAAAAACCTAATGTTATGCCATCTGCATTTGTTCTAATAATCCACCTTCCAGTTGTGGCACCAGAATAAATACCAATCACTTCTTGATATGCAACTGCTGCTGTTGGATATATCCATGCTTCAATTGTAAAATCTGTACCAGCTAAGAATGTGTGGGCATTTGATATTGTCGGGACCGAAGATTGTGATGCGGTGTTTAAATAATCTCCAGTACCATCAAAGTATACCGAACCTCCAATTGTACTAGGCGAGTAAACGGTGCTTGGTGCGTAAGGGGAAAAACGTTATTGCTGTTAATGGGGTTACATTGGGTGCAGGGAAATTAGATGTATATACTGCAGTACCCTTAACAACCCGAAAATTGGATACGTATCCTCTATAAAAATATCGTTCAGCAATTAATTCATTGTTGTCATTCCAACCACCAATTACCGTAGTCATAGTTGATCTATCTACTATAGCAGTATATGTTAAAGTTGTTGCACTTTTTATCCCGTTCCTGTATGCAGATAATACCCCCCCTGTGCCGACAAATGCAATATGATTCCATGCGTTTATAGTTGCAACTAGATCAGTGAATGCTTGCAGCGAACCATTTGCATAAAATGCCATTTGATTACTGGTATTAATCTGTATATTCCAACCAAAATTCAATGCACCAGAGCCAGACCAACCGTGGAATGCTATAACTTGTTGGGTTGCTGTTAGAGTAGGATAAATCCACATTTCAATAGTAAATGCGCCACTACCAAAATCAGAGTATGCCCCTATTGGTAAACTTAAATAATCTCCAGTACCGTCAAAGTAATTACTCCAATTACTACCATGTGGACTAAATGTGCCTTGAGTAGAATTTCCATTGCGGGTAATTGCAAAAGCATTATTACTTTTATCTAAAAATGCATTATTTGTTACAGCTTTATTGCCCTGACAAAGTAATAGCGCAGTATTTGCTGCAGAAAATGTTGAATTAACATTTGCAGTACTTGGATAAGTTACTGCTGTGCCTCCAGGCAACAACGGTGCAGTAGGCGGAGTAAAGTTTCCGGTATATACTGCAGTACCTATAACATATCTAAAATCACTTATATATCCATTAATCCAATTTCCGTTTGCTGCACCTATTGCATAAGTACCTAATAACATTTGTCCGTTTGGTGCGCCGATTGCTTGACTTGTTGTAGCAGTGCCTGCTTGTATACCATTAACAAAAATTCTAAATGTGCTACCAGCGCGTGTCAACGCAATATGATTCCACGTATTAATAGGAGGGGTTGTAAATCCCATATTAAAAGTCCAAGATGCTGAACCGCTTCCCAACAATACTCCAGAACCAGCAGCACCTATAGAAAGATAGTAATTATTTGTGGCCTGTTGTGTTGCCGATCCATTATATGTCCAAGGATTGCCATAAGTTTGTAAAGCACCATCGTTGTAATACCAAAATTCAATCGTGTGGTCTAAAGTACCCAATGTAGGTGAAATAAATCCACCTATATAATCACCGTTGTTTGACCCGCCGTTTGTAAAGAACCAAGCACTTCCATAGTCATTGTAAAGTGGATTAGGATTTAGTGGAGTAAAGGATTTTATTCCCACGGTCCCTTGTGAGGAAACGGGATGATTGTATGAAGAAATATCAACATTTGCTCTATTTGAGCGACACGTCAACAACACAGTATTTGGTATTGCGGTTAACGGCTCGGTGCTTGGAGTGAATTCTGCGGTATATAATCCCGTACCATTTACAATTCTAAGATTAGATACTTCGCCATATGTTCTACCTGCTCCTGGTTTTTGTACACCCACATACAAATCACCATTACACGTATAGGTGGTGGATGCAGTATGTGATCCAATTTGAGTACCATTCTTAAACATTCTCATAGTGCCCGAAGAACGGCTCCATGCAAAATGAAACCATTCTCCAACTGCAATAGTAGTCGTACTGGAAAAAACCTGTGATAGATTATAGTATAACGTAATAGCAGAAGCGCCAACTAATATTAGCCAACTACCTGAATCGTTAGTACCACTTATTATTGCTGGCGATGCGCCGCCATCAACGGAAAATGATCCCATTTTCATCCACATCTCAACAGTAAAATCACCTGCGAAATCAAATAAAACATTGTCGGTTATTTGAAGGTAACTTCCTGAACTAAAATCACTACTATAATATCCCGGGGTATAAGGATTAAATTTACTTGGACGAGTATTCCCACCTGTAGTTATCACATTACTAACAGGCCTTACCGTTGAAATAAAAGTATTTGCCGAAACTGGTTCAGCGGATATTAGTGCGGTATTAAATTTAAAATAGGTTTCACCTAATAGATCTTGTATTGTTAATGACGAAGAAGTTGATATGATAGGCCCGCTTGTAGAGCCAGTTCTAATAGCAATAGTAAACGGTTCATTTCCTTCTATTACAAAATCTGAAGTTGGACTTACCGTAAATGAACCTGCTCCGCTTGTTAATGTGAAACTACCAGAAGTTGTGCCGAAATCAACAGCATTTGTTTCAATTGTCCAATAGTATGTTCCACTTTCAATAGCAAGATTATACCCTTGAACAGTAATTGTTGTAGTACTTCCTTCTGTTACAGGATTAGGAGTGGATGTGAATGTGAAATATGTGGTAGGATCATTTATTGATAATGAAGCAGTTGCTACAATAGTACCACTAGTTGAACCTGTTCTTAAAGCAACAGTAAAATATTCGGTTCCTTCTATTACCGCATCGCTTGTAGGTGCCACGTAAAAAGTACCAAACGAATATCCATACGCATCACCATTCCATGTCATAGTAAAATTGCCAGAAGTTGTGCCAAAATCTCCTGCATTTGATTCAATAGTCCAGTAATATAATCCGTTTTGATCTGCCGCTGGGAGATTATAACCCCTCGCGGATATAGCAAGAGATTGTCCCTCAACTACATTTGGAGTAACAGTTGACAGTACAAAATATGGGAGAGGGATTGTGGGGTTTGATAACCTTGAATAATTGCCACGGATGTTAGTAAATCGTTTAGAATTAATAGCTCTACTCGTTAGTGTAGGTCTAGATGTACTTAACTTATTGGTAGCAAATCCTGTTAATGCCATTACGTAATCTCAGATCCAAATAAATTAAAACTCATTGTGTTTGCGCTTGCATAAACCGTTACAACATCTGTTGTTGCCAATGCCATGCCAATTGTTAAACTAATAATATCTAATGCCGGAATTACTGTATCGTATGCAATATAATGTTTTGCTGCAAGTGTTTCGCCACCGGGTCTTACTGCAATTCTAAATGTTGCAGATGAAGATGATTGATTACAAATGTTTAATGTAGATGCAACAACACTGGTATTTGCAGGAACGGTATACAGCGTTGTTTCTGTATTCGCAATTGGATTTGATTGTCCTAAAATTTTATATGCGATTGTCATTTTTCTTTTACGCCCCCATTAATAAGAATGCGCTTATTGTGTCCATTGATGTTGAAGGAGTTTGAGGACCTTGAGATTGTTTTAATCCCATATATCGTACCTCAATATTTGCGCCTGTGTCAGGAGCCGAAGTTAATGTTAATGTTTGACCACTTACATAATAATCTACTCCTGGAATCTGTACTATTCCCTCAATAGCTACGAAAATACTTGAATTAGTTGTATTTGCGTAATTTAAATTATAATTTACATAAGAAGATGATCCTGTAATTATTTGCGAATTAGCATAGAAGTTAACACCAATTCTCCCATTAGCATCTACTGCAAGAGTGCCATCTGTAAGATTTAATACCGCAGTTCTTAATGAGGAATTTGAAAGGAATAAATTACCAGCAGTTTCAATTACATTCGATGTATATAGTCCAATCCAGTTTACAGATGATATATTGTTTGTACTAATTAAATTAGCACCAGTAATAGATCCGCCGGTGCTTCCGCCAGATATAATGTTATTTGCAATGATATTATTTGCGGAAATTAAATTGGCACCAGTAATAGATCCACCGGAACCAGTACCGCCTGATATAAAGGTATTTGCTATGACATTTCCTGCACGTATATTACCAGTATTTACTGTTAAATATGCTGCTACATCTGCATTACCATAAGTACCACTACCGCCGGGGCCTGTTGCGTCAGTGCCGTTTACCCACTTACCCGATGCACTATCATATTTTAATACTTGTCCGTCACCCGGAGTTCCAACAACATTAACGTCTGTTAACCCAGTTAATGTTGTGGCGCCACCGCCGCCATCTACATTTGCAGAAATTTGACCATTTGCTGCAATACTAATGTTATTGCCTGCAAGCGTCTGCAATAATGAAATTACGTTAGCGGAAACACGGGCATTGGTATAATATAGATTTGTTCCTTCAGCAACATTGGATGTTGTTAAATCACCTACATTTGCTTTAGCATCCAAATCACCTACATTTGCTTTAGCATCTAAATCACCTACATTTGCTTTAGCATCCAAATCACCTACATTTGCTTTGGTATTTAACAATCCAATAACATTGGCATAAACACGGGCATTGGTATAGTATAAATTATCTAATTCAGTTACGTTAGCGGTGTTAAGCCCAATAATGTTAGCAGTATTAAGACCAATAACACTTGTAGCAAATACTGTACCAGATGCCGGAGCACTAGCTGAAATTCTACCATTTGCTTCAATAGTAATATTATCACCAGCTAAAGTAGGCAACAATGTTATTACGTTTGATCTTACTCTTGAATTGGTATAATATAGATTGGTTAATTCGGTAACATTGTTAGTTGTTAATCCAACAACATTTGCGGCATATAATCCAGTCCAAGTTGTAGCTGAAATAATATTAGTAGATATTAAATTGGCACCAGTGATAGAACCACCGCTTCCAACATAAATTGAATTTGCAAATATATTATCTGCAGAAATATTACCGGTATAGGTAGGTAACAATGCAACAACATTAGTATAAACTCTTGCGTTTGTGTAATATAGATTGGTTAATTCGGAAATATTTGCAGTATTAAGACCAATAATGTCTGCAGCATACACACTACCCGCAGAAGCAGAAATTTGGCCATTGGCTGCAATACTGATATTATTTCCAGCCAAGGTAGGTAACAATGCAACAACATTAGCATAAACACGAGCATTGGTATAATATAGATTGCTGCCTTCGCTTACATCTGTTGTAGAACTAACTGATTTGGAAATGACAATACTTCCTACCATTCCACTATGAACAGAACATTGGTATACGTAAGTATTACCAGCTAAACTATATGGTATTTTCCAAAATAATCTACCAGATTCTTTTCCTTGAGCAGCTGATCCTGTTGAGACTGTGCCGTCTGTATCAACATGAATTAACCCAGTATCATAATTAGAACCACCATCTGACACACGGATCATGAATGGGTGGCCTGAAGTATTGAGACCAAATGCTATAGTTTCACCTGCTCTTACATCTATAGCAGGATTGTTTCCACTATACTGATCTATACTATAATACATCCCAGGAGTAGTAACTAATAATTCTGTTACCGCCGGAATAACATTTAATATTGCTCTTGCATTTGTATAGTAAAGATTGCTTGCCGATTCTGAAACATTAGCAGTGTTAAGACCAATGATATTGGCAGTATTAAGACCAATAATGTCTGCAGCATATGAACTGCCCGAAGAAGTTCCTGTTGCGGAAATTTGACCATTTGCTGCAATACTAATGTTGTTGCCGGCTAATGTGGGTAATAAATTTATAACATTAGCGTAAACTCTAGTATCTGTATAATAAAGATTACTTTCAGACTCCAATACATTAGCTGTGTACGTAACAGGTGCTTGCAATTGCCAAGCAGTGCCGTTATACAGCCATGTTTTTCCACCAAACGTATAAAGATCGTTTGGATTGGGAGATGAAGGAAAATTTATTGTTGGCATTTTTACTTATGTTTATTCTTATTATTTATTAACTCTTAAACACATCAACCTCTTATACGACGCTTAACTCTGGGATATACGCTTCCAGATGTTGGTCTAATATTATAATTTACCTTAGGATATGTTGCGCCGGATAATGCCTTTTCTCTTGGCAGAAATAAAAATCTATTGGTTGCGCCTTGCAGACTTTGAGTATTAGATGTCCATCCTGGACTTGATAATCCAGATGCATCTGTCAATTGATTTAATTTGGCATAATACTTTATGTATGCTGTTGCTTCTGCAGGTGACATATTTGGATACAATTCAAGTATACACGCCAATACGCCCGTGACTTGAGGAGCTGCCATACTGGTGCCAATATCTCTGCTCATGTAATAACTACCGTTTCTACTATCAGCTGCTACATCACCCCAACTCCCAGGGGTTGATCCTGCCCATGCGCTTGTAATCCATGTACCAGGAGAAAAAATATCTATTCTATACCCGGTGTTACTATAAAAACCTTTTCGTCGTAATCAACTCCTGTAGAGTTATCTACGTAATAACTTTCGTTGCCAGAACTTCCAACAACAATGATTCCTTCGGCAATAGCTGCAGCAACATCTGCTGCATTTGCATCAATATAATATGGAACATTTGCATATACTGTACCGGAGGTTGTAGTATTATACATACCAACACTATTTAGTTGTGCGGAAGTAAATGCAGTATATGGACTACTTCCAAAAGGACCAACGGTAGTTCCTCTACGATTTGCTTGTTTAACTGCGCTAAGAGTTAATGCATTATCAGGGAACGTTAAACTGTTGCCAAAGCTACAATTACATATTGTTGGATTTCTGCGACCCGTTTCAGGATTAATTGGTTTTGTTCTATGAAACGCTCTAATATAATCCCATATAATTAAAGCATCGACTCCGCCCGATACAGGATTAATTTGGTATATGTTTGCGTCTCTTGCCCAGCCTTGTGTATTGCCGCAAGCGGTTCCTGCAGTATGTGCTCCGTGGTTTGCATCAGTAATAGACGCAGACGCGGCATATGAATAACTTCCGCTTAGCAATGTGGATGCGTCATCGTCAATAGATGATACAATAGAATTTAATTGATACCAATCATATTGAACATATCTACTTCCGCCAGTACCATCTGCATTTACTGCAAATTCCGGATGATCTGGCACACCGCAGATACCATCCATAATAATTACATCAACGTTTTTACCTGTTGGGCCAACATCAATAGTTGCATTTTGAGTTGTTGTGCCATCGTCACCCCAATTACTTCTTTGAGAACCTTCAAGGCATCTTAACAGAGCCCAATTTTTCCACGAAGCATCCATACTTGTAGTATAAGTTGTTTTACTAAATGTGCCGGTTTGCTTATACGAATGTAATTTAACGCTTCCACGAATTAATTCCATTGGTTCAACATTTAGAATCCTTGGATCATTTCTTAATGTAACAGCTTCCTCATCTGTTAACATATAATGAGTACTTTGACTTATAGGTCTTCTACGATATACCGGAACTACTCTATCAGGAACTGCGTCTGTGCCGCCAGCAGTCTCCAAGTCATTATACAATGACTCCAACTCATCCATTGATTTTGCAGTAACTACGTATTCTTTTAAAGACATATTAAGATTCTAACTGTACTAGTGTTAAAGAAACCGTAAAGGACGTAGTTCCTGTAGTAAGATTTGTTACCGCAACTGCTATACTTGTGTTAGGGGTTGCCTCATCATTGTAACCCATTACCGCAGGAGATAATGAAATCGTTGAATTGCCTGTGGTAATAATTTCAGCAATAACACCTGCGTTAGCAGACGGATCAGTTCCAGAAGATCTACTTGCATCCGCAAGTCTAGCTGCTTGAGTAGTATATACTCTCACCCATGCATTGTTGGTAACACCAATTTTATATAACGCATACCCTTTAAAACCTGATATTTGTATGTTTGCGGTAATATTGGCCGCAATAGAAGCAGTTGTACCCGTTACAGTTGTTCTCGAAGAAAGCCCTGTACTTCCGCCGCCTCCGCCACCACCGGAACCAAATTCTACCCACTGTGCGCTAGTGCCATCATCAATGTATTCATATCTAGTTCCATAATTAGTATCAACCCACACTTGACCATTATAAGGAGAAGTCGGAGCAGTATCAGAAACAACTAAATTATTAAGACTAATTACACCGGTAACATTACTATAAGATATTCCATTGCCAGCAACAATTGCTGTTCTTGCTCTTGCATTTGAGTAATATACGTTACTACCAAATTCTCTTACATTTGCAGTCGTTAATCCAATAACATTTGCAGCAAATAGACCGCCCCAAATGTTAGAAGTAACTCTATTAACTAAAATATCATTATTAGAGAAGAATTCAAATCCGTTAACTATTAAATTACCGACTCTTAGATTACCAGTATAATTTGGTAATAGTGAAATTACATTAGCATAAACTCTAGCATTGGTGTAATAAAGATTACTTGCAGTTTCTAATACATTAGCTGTGTATAAGTTTGTCCAAATATTAGAAGTTATTCTATTAACACTAATATCATTATTAGAGAAGAATTCAAATCCGTTAACAACCAGATTTCCTACTCTCAAATTACCATTATACTGCGGTAATAGCGAAATCACATTAGCGTAAACTCTTGCATTGGTGTAATATAAATTAGTACCTTCATTTAAATCGGTTGTACTGAAATTTCCAATTGAAGAAACAAAGCCAGTTACATTACCTACTACATTGCCTTCGAATGTGGTTGCTACAACATTCGCTAAACGGAATGAAATATTTGCAGTATCTATTACGGATGCGCCAGGTTCTACCGAATAATTATCAAAGAACTTAAATTTCTTATCAGTTGCGTCTCTAAATAACCCAGCGTGTCTTTCAGTACCAGAATCATTATAATGACTAATAAAACCAAGATCAATACTATCTGAAGGGTTGTTATATCCTAGTTGTATTAATGGATCATTAACGACCAAAGTATTAGCGTAGAATCCTACAACATTTCCGAAAACATTTAAATTGCCGGTAACATTTACCGTGCCGAATGTTACATTTGCAGCAGTATCTACATTTTGACCAATTGAAATAATACCTGTTGTATTATCATATATTACACCTGTGCCCGCAGAAACTGCTGTTCTAACTCTCGCATTCGTATAATATAAATTGTTTAATTCCGCAACATTAGCAGTTGTTAAATCAACAACATTGGCCTTGGCATCTAATAATCCAATTACGTTTGCATAAACTCTTGCATTAGTATAGTATAAATTGGTTGTTTCTGCAACATTCGCAGTGTTTAAACCAATTACATCTGTTGCGTAAGGATTACTTGTTGAAGTGGAAATAATACCATTTGCAG